CTGAAAGTCATGTTGATAGATCTATAAAAAATTACAGACCGTTTCTAGAAACAAATGTTGTTGGCACAATCAACCTACTTAATGCTAGTCTAAAGCATGAGGTTGAAAAGTTTCATCATGTTTCTACTGATGAGGTGTATGGATCCCTCGAATATGATGACGTTGAATTATTTAAGGAGACTACTCCCTATGACCCAAGAAATCCCTACTCGGCAAGCAAAGCAGCGTCCGACTATTTTGTCAAAACATGGCACAACACTTACGGTATACCTTACCTTATTACTAACTGTTCTAATAACTATGGTCCTCATCAACATGTAGAGAAGTTGATACCATTGGTTGTAAGTAACGCATTACAGGATAAGGTAACATATATGCATCAAGGTGGTCATCAAGTAAGGGATTGGTTATATGTTTATGATCATTGTGCTGCTATCTGGGAACTAGAATGGCAGGGAATTATTAATAATCATTTCAATATAGGTGGTGGATGTGAGCTGAGGAATATAGATGTAACTAAGATGATATTATCATTGATGAAGAAACCATATACACTCATTGGTATTAACGATGAGCGTCCAGGTATTGATAAAAGATACGGTATGGACTATAATAAGATGACTCAGTGGACTACGTGGAAACCATTCACTGATTTTGATCTTGGATTGAGGGCAACTGTAACATGGTACCTAGACCGTTTAACATGATCTCATTGTATGGAGCTGGATTTGTCGGTGGACATTTCGCTAAGATGTACCATGAGTTTGTAGATGTACAAGGTAGGGATGAACGTAATCCTAAACATAAAGATATACTTTATTTCATATCAACTGTGGACAATTACAATGTCCATGATAAAATAACACTTGACGTTGACACTAATTTACATGTCCTTTGCGAGGTTCTTGACCATTGTAGGTCAGAAGACATTACCTTCAACTTCATTTCCAGTTGGTTTGTCTATGGAAAAGGAGACACACCAGCATCAGAAACTTCACCATGCAACCCACAAGGGTTCTACTCAATCACAAAGTACTGTGCAGAAAATCTTATTAGGTCTTTTGCACAGACCACTGGGATGAAGTATAGGATCCTTAGACTATGTAATGTCTTGGGACCTGGAGATCATAAAGCAAACCGTAAAAAGAATGCTATACAGTGGATGGTAAATGAATTGAAAGCAGATCGGGATGTGAAGTTATACGATAACGGATCTCATTGTCGTGATGTTATGCATGTTGATGATGTATCTCGTGCTATCTTTATGATCCTTGAAAAAGGACAACGGAATGAGATCTATAATATAGGATCAGGTAAACCAACTTCTGTTTCTGAGTTGATGTTATTAGCAAAACAATACTCAGAATCAAAGGGTGAACTTTTGAACATGGATCCACCTGATTTCCATAAGAATGTTCAGACACAAAACTTCTGGATGGATGTTACTAAACTAAAAGAGTTGGGACATCAACAATTCCTAAACAATGAATACATTATCAGAGACTTATGTACAGCATAAAGGATCAAATAGGTTCTTTTATTATGGCTTTGGAATCGGAAGGGTATGATCTCTTTCCTTTCTTACCTAATAAAAATTGGAAACCAGGTGATCAGATATTATATTCTGGACCTTACTGGGATGATCAAGAACCGATAGCTGCTATGGCAGCATTACTTACTGGTAAGTGGTTACCTGCTGGTGAGAATGTAAATAAGTTTGAACGTGGATTTGGTAAGAGATTTGAGCATGACTATTCTGTCATGGTAAACAGTGGATCATCTGCTAATCTAGTGATGATTGCTGCACTGAAGAAGTACTTTGATTGGAAAGATGGTGATGAGATATTAGTATGTGCTTGTGGTTTTCCTACTACTATCAATCCTATTATTCAGAATGGATTGAAGCCAGTCTTTGTTGATATAGATTATAATGATTTGAATTGGAACCTTGATCAATTAGAATCAAAGATAACAGATAGAACTGTTGCAGCATTTAGTTCACCCGTCCTTGGAAATCCCTATGACTTTGATAAGTTCCTCGACATTATTGATAGGCATGGGTTGAAGTATATTGCTGACAACTGTGACTCCCTCGGTAGCAAGTGGAGAGGTGATCTTCTTACCAAACGTGCCGTCGCATCGTCTTGTTCTTTTTATCCAGCTCATCATATTACTACTATCGAAGGAGGAATGGTCTCCTCTGACATCGAAGAGGTGGTTCAGATCGCTAGATCGTATGCCTGGTGGGGTCGTGGTTGCTACTGTGTAGGAGCCCAAAATAAATTGCCCAACGGTGTCTGTGGACAGAGATTTGATCGTTGGTTGGAAGGGTATGACAAGGATGTCGATCATAAGTATGTCTTTGGAGTCCAAGGATACAATCTCAAGCCTGCCGATTTGCAGGGGGCGATTGGGTTGGTGCAACTGACTAAGCAAACTGAGATACATCACGTCCGTCGTCTCAACAAAAGTGCGATGACTCAAATCTTCTCTCAGATTCCTGGTTGCAGGGTTATCGAAGAGAAAGAACATGCTGAGACCTCATGGTTTGGGTGTCCTATTATCTATGAGGACGGTAAACACCACCTCGTAAAATACCTAGAGTCAAAAGGTATACAAACTAGAAACTATTTTGCTGGTAATATTTTGATGCACCCTGCATACAAACATATAGAACCAGCTTCTAACTATCCTGAAGCCTCAAAGGTGTTAGATAACGTATTCTTTGTAGGAACATCTCCCGTAATAACGATGCCTATGCTAGACTACATAGATGAGGTTGTTCAATCTTACATAAAGGAAATTAAATGAGCAAAAAGACTGCATTAGTTTTAGGAGCAGGTGGATTCATCGGTTCTCATATGGTAAAGAGACTTAAGTCTGAAGGTTACTGGGTCAGAGGTGTTGATTTAAAGCATCCTGATTTTTCAGAGACAGAAGCAGATGAGTTTCTTACAGGTGATCTAGCTGAAGCAGACTTCATGAAAAGAGTAATTGCTTTTAGAGGAGAGCAAGGAAATTTTTATGCTAGTGTTCCGTTTCAATATGAAACTCCTTTTGATGAGATCTATCAGTTCGCTGCTGACATGGGTGGTGCAGGGTTTATTTTCACAGGTGAAAATGATGCCGAAATAATGCACAACTCAGTGAGTATTAATATAAACCTATTACGTGAACAACTTAAGATGAATGCTAGTTATCCACGTCTTCTGGTTCCCGTACCAGATAACGTTGGTAAGACAAAAATTTTCTACAGTTCATCTGCATGTATGTACCCAGAGTACAATCAACTTGATCCAAACAACCCCGACTGCCGTGAATCATCAGCCTATCCAGCCCAACCAGACTCCGAGTACGGATGGGAAAAATTATTCTCCGAGAGGTTATATCTCACTTATAATCGTAATTATAACATTGATGTTAGGATCGCTCGTTACCATAACATCTTCGGACCAGAAGGAACCTGGCATGGAGGACGAGAAAAAGCTCCAGCAGCAATCTGTAGAAAGGTTGCCTATGCCGACCAATCCAATGGCGAAGTAGAAGTATGGGGTGATGGTAAACATACTAGATCATTCCTTTACATTGATGAATGTA